TCCGGGTTTCCCCTTTAATATTTAATAACCTCACACTCACTCCCCCCAAAGTGCATTTGACGCGCTGCGTTGTTGCTACCGCTTTTATAATTAATTATTAAATCGCCACGGGGGATGTGCTTAATAAAACGAGCTCTGTAGGCCGACCGGCTAACCCCGTCCACTTGTTTTTATTTGGGGTCCATCGTATCCTTTGCTCAACAGGAGATAGGCTATGGCAGAATATGTTAAGACAACGATTTCAGCACTTTCAAGCAGGTCTTCTGATTACTCAGACCCCCATGTGATCTTGCGCGATGCGACCCAGACCCAGACCGATGAAAAGGTTATTCGTGTTGATGGTCGGCTTGAGGCAAATACCTCGGTTGGAACTAGCACTCTTTACAATGCTTACGACTTCTACAACCTGTCCCTTCAAGGTTTAACCAGGATAAACACTTTTATTCTGCACAACCGCTCGGGCAGCGAAATCTTGCTCCAGTACTACCGCTTAATTGCTGACCTTAGCGGCAGCACTATCGGCAACTGTGTTTTTGCCAGCAATAACCAAATTACAACGGCTACGGCTAATGGTCTTGCAAAAGGCGATTTTATCGACGGTGACCACAAGGGCTCGACTCACCTTAATGTCTACGGTGCTAAGTCCTCCGGTAATAACGACCTAGCCCGCATTACTAGCTTTGCAAGCGCCGTAAGCGGCACCGACCGTGTAACTGTTTCAGGAACTCCTTTTGGAACAAACGAAACAGATGACGCCGGAACTATTGGCATTCAGTTCTTTTCTTTAGACAATATGTTTGTGCCTGCTGGGGGTATCGTGTCGTTGCCCGGTCAACTTGCCAAGGTTAAAGGCAACGTAAATCCTTACGAAATTTCTATTGCCCCTGGCTTTACCGGTTTAAACTCTAACACCGCTGTTACTTCAGCTCAGGACTACACTATTTTTATGTCGGGAACTGTCGGATAAGATTTTAAAATGTTGCAGGAATTTTTATGTCGAAGAAGATTTATATGGGGAAGAGCCTTGAGGTCCGTTACGACGAGGCTTGCAAGACCAAGGGCGGAAAACTAGACCGCCGAGAAATCCTAGAGCTCGCTGAGCAAGACCTTGAAACCGAGGGTTCTAGAGTTCAGATAAATAAGCACCAGGCCGACCTGATTGATATTCGGGTTATGCCAAGCCTCCACAGCATTATGGAAAACGCCCTTGCGGTAATTGATTCCGAGGTACGGCACCATCTTAGGGTCTCTACCTCCAGTAGCGGCCTAGACCGCCAACAGGTGCACTCCTTCGGGCAGATGACCCGCTCACTGGCCCAGATTGTCGGTATCGAGAAAGAACTCAAGGAGCAGTCTGACCTGGACGCTATGAGTGATGCCGATTTAATTAAACTAGCCGAAATGACAAGCAACAGACTAAAGGATGGCGACAAATGACCACCGAAGCGGCGCCTCCTTACAACCCAATGATGCACAACGACAAGTTGCCTGTGTATATCCGCCTAGCAGACCAGGGTGATTCGAGCTTTGTTTATAAAAGCTGGCTAGATTCTTGGTGGGTCCAAAACAAAGACCAGTACCAGCCTCTTTTCTTCAAATCGCACCGAGAAGTTATAAAAAACCTTATGGAAAACTCCGTAACGGTTATTGCTTGCTCAAGTGACGACCCAAACCTTATTTTTGGTTGGGTTTGCGGTGTACGAACTAAAAATAATCGTTTTATCGTGCATTTTGCTTACACCAAGAAATCATTACGCAAATTTGGGCTATGTAAGGCCCTTTTAGGCTTTTTTGAGCACGATAAGGGTGAACCTATCCTTTGCAGCCATAAAAGTTTTATATTCAAAGACCTAAAGCAGCCTTATAATCTGTTTTATGTCCCTAACATCCAAAGACCTGAGGGCTTGGAGAAAATCGAGAGTGAAGAATGGAGATTGTAGGAATACAGCTTACAGAATCGGCCCGAAGTGTAATAAATAAGAGTTTCTTATCTTCTGACTTTTTTAAACTAAGCTTTGAAAAAGTTGAGGGTGCTTTGGGGGTTCGGGTTGTCGATAAGAAGAAGGGTTCTTATTGGCTCCCAATGACTTCTATTTCATGGGTCCGAACAAAAGGCCAAGCAGCTCCTAAAAAGGGTCGGCCTAAAAAGGTAGCGGATGTCAAAGCCGCCTAAGTCATATGATTCGCGCCAGGTGCTTAAGCAATACGTTAAGCGCTTTGGGGATGCTGACGCGCTTAAAGAAGAGTCGCTTTCCCCGGAGGACCGTACTTACCGGTGGCAAGAAGATTTATTTGAGCCGCAGCTCGCGTTTATCAACGACCCTTCATCTTTTAAGACGGCATTGTGTTCACGTCGTGCTGGCAAAACGTATGCAAGTTGCTATTATTTAATAGAAACTGCGTCCAAGCACGCCGACTCTTTATCTGCCTACATTGGCTTAACGCGAACAAGCGCTAAGCGTCTTATGTGGATGGAACTAAAACGGGCTAACCGTAAGTATCATATTGGTATGCGGTTTAATAACTCAGAGCTCGTGGCAACTCTCCCTAACAACAGCCAGATAATCTTAACAGGCGCAAACGACGAGGCTGACATTGATAAGCTTCGTGGGTCTGCTTACCGTTTAGTTATCTTGGATGAGGCTGCTAGTTTTGGCGCCCACATGGAAGAGCTTGTTCAGGAAGTTTTAGAGCCCGCACTTATTGACCACAACGGTACACTGGCTATGATTGGGACGCCTAACGCTGCGTGCTCCGGTACATTTTTTCACGCAACTACAAATCCTGCATTTGGCTACAGTAACCACCACTGGACGATAATGGATAACCCGCACATACCTCACGCCAAAGAGTGGCTTGAAAAACGNATGGAACAAAAAAAGTGGGACGACACGCACCCGGTTTATCTTCGAGAGTGGCGTGGCCAGTGGATTCGCTCTGAAGACTCGCTTGTTTATAAATATTCCGAAGAAAGGAATTTTTATAATGACGTGCCGCATCATGAGCATGATTTTGATTATATACTGGGTGTAGATTTAGGTTATGAGGATGCCACAGCTTTTGTGATTGGCGCTTATAGCCCTGACTTGCCTCATTTTTATGTTGTCGATACTTTTAAGCAGTCAAAAATGCTTCCTTCGGAAATTGCCGAAAAAATTCACGAATACAACGATATGTACAACTTTACCTCTATCGTGGCTGATACTGGTGGTTTGGGTAAGTCGATTGTAGAGGAGTTTCGCCAAAGATGGGCGTTGCCTATCCAGGCAGCAGAAAAACGAAATAAAGCAGCTTACATTGAATTAATGAACTCCGATTTAGCTGCCGGAAATATTTTAGTAAATGAGTTGTCAGATTTAGTGGACGAGTGGCGTCTTTTACAATGGGACGAAGACCGCCGCAAAGAAGACGGTAGGTTTGACAACCACCTAGCTGATGCATGCCTTTACGCCTGGCGTGAGTCCAAGCACTTTACTCACGAAGAAGCTATTTTGCCCCCGTCCAGGGGAACTCCCGAGTATTATAAAAAACTAGAAGATCGATACTGGGAAAACGCTGCTATGAAACTTGAAGACAACGATGATGAAGGAACAGGTGGTCTTGAATGGATGATGAACTAAAAGAAGCCGTAGAGTTTGGCCAAAGCATTGGTGTGCGTAGTATTAGCTACGAAACCCCTAACGGTAAAATTTCAGTTGTGTTTCCTGATAAAGTCCCAGAAGTAGGGTTTGCAATCCCTGAGGATTACCAGCAAGCTGACATCGACCCTAAAAAAGAAGACGACTTTTTACTCTACTACTCCTCTGGGGGATCATAATGGAAAATTGGTGGAACTCTAACAAAGACGCTCACGAAGGTGTTATGGCTCGATACGAAGCTATTTTGGATGACCAAAGCTACCGTAAAGACCAAAATTTGCAGAACCTTCGGCTTTACGGGAACTATTACAACTCCGGTTTAAGTAGTAGTACTTACGCTCGCTCAAAGAGCACCTCTATGCGCCACCGCGTAACGCTTAACGTTATTCAGTCTATGTGCGACACAGTGACTGCTAAAATTGCAAAAAACCGCCCTAAGGCTACTTTTTTGACCAATGATGGCGATTACAGCATGCAGCGCCGCGCTAAACTTTTGGATAAGTTTTGCGAAGGCCAGTTTTACGCTACAAAAATCTATGACATTGCTCCTCGGGTATTTCTGGACGCCTGTGTTTTTGGCACTGGGATTATGAAGATTTACGAGGGCCAAGATAAAATTGAGGTCGAGCGTATTTTTCCTGATGAAATTGTTGTTGACGACCAAGAGGCAGTTTACGGCGAGCCTCGCCAGCTCTTTCAGATTAAATATGTAGACCGCGATGTTCTTCATGCTATTTATCCAGAAAGACGCGATGAGATTTATTCAGCGGCGCCTCCAGAGGATGACTACACTGACGAAGAACGTAGCAACCAAATCATGTGCATCGAAGCTTGGCACTTACCTAGTGGTAAGGACGCCGGAGACGGTCGCCATGCTATTTGCATTGATGGCGCTACGTTGCTCGAAGAGCCGTACGAGCGCGATTACCTTCCGTTCGTGTTTATCCGATGGACTGAACGTCTTCTCGGCTTCTACGGGCAGGGACTCGCAGAACAACTGACCGGCCTACAGTTAGAAATTAACAAACTGTTGTTCAACATCCAGGAACAGATGCATCTTGCGAAACCTAAGGTTTTTGTAGAGGCAGGTTCTAAGATTGCCAAGGCTCACTTAAACAACGAGACTTGGGGTGTTATTGAGTACCGAGGTACGCCGCCGCAGTTCTTTGTTCCTCGAACAGTGTCAGGTGAGATATTCTCCCACCTAGACCGTTTATTTAATCGAGCTTATGAAATTACCGGAATCTCACAGCTTGCCGCGCAATCTAAAAAGCCGGTTGGACTAGAGTCTGGGGTAGCTCTTCGTGAGTTTCAAGACATCGAAACCGAGCGCTTTATGATTACCGCTCAACAATATGAGCGCGTTTTCCTAGACGCAGCGCATCAGATGATTGATATTGCACGTAACGCTGCTGAGCGCGGAGATAACTTTGAGGTTATTAGCCACGGGGATAAGTTTATTGAAAAGATAAAGTGGAAGGACATTAATCTTAAAAACGACCAGTACGTTATGAAGATTTATCCCACCAATCTTTTACCAACAACTCCTGCCGGTAAACTTCAAAAAGTTATTGAAATGCTGCAGGCTGGAATGCTTTCCCAGCAAGAAGCGCGTGGTTTGTTAGATTATCCTGATATTTCGGCTGTCAATAATATGGCAATGGCTGCTTATGACGACGTAATGATGCAAATTGAGCAGATGATTGAGCACGGCATCTACATGCCTCCCGAGCCTTTTACTGANTTACCGTTAGCTATGCGGTTAGTTCGGTCGGCTTATCTAAAGGCTAAAGTAAACAAGGTTCCAGAAGAGCGGCAAGACTTGCTGCGGAGATTTCTGGAAGACTGTGTTTCTCTTATTGGGCGCATGCAGGCAGAAGCTCAGAAAGCTCAAGCAGAGGCACAAATGCAGGCTCAGTCCCAGATGGGGCCTCAAGCCGGAGCACCTGGTGAAGCAATGGGGCCAGAAGGAATGGTTGCGCCTACCGGCGCCACACCCCCAGCAATGAGCGAAGAAGTAATGGCTGAAGAAGCCGCAGCACCACAAGGGGCTGACCAAGCAATTCCAATGTAGGAGACATTATGAGTGAAGAAGTACAAGAAGTTGCAGTAGAAGCTGAAGTTGCCGTAGAGCCTGAAATGCCTGTTGCCGAAGGCGAGCAAGTTACACAAGAGGCGCCGCCCGCAGAACCATCGCCTGACGTGGTTAGTGCTTTTGCAGCAATTGCGAGAAAAGAAGCCGCAATTCAGCAACAACAAGCAGCCTCAAAAGCTTTTAAGTCTGAAAACGAACAGTTAAAGGCTGAGATTCAGGCAATAAAGGATGCGCGAGCTCTTGCTCAAACAAACCCTCTTGAGTTTTTAAAAAGTAACGGGGTCAGCATAAAAGACCTGTTACATCAAGACATTAACGGGGAACTGCCTCCTGAAAGCGTAATGACGCAAAAACTTGAATCACAGGCAAGGCAGATTGAAGAGCTTATTAACGCCCAAAAAGAAAAAGAAGAGACTGCTAGTAAACAAAAGGAAACTTCCGAATGGAACTCCTTTGTTGACCAAGTTTCAAAATTCGTAGACAATGAACCAAAGTATGAGCTTTTGCGTGCCGGAAATATGCAATGGATGGTGCCACAGCTCATGAAAGACTTTTACGAGAATAATGGCCGTGAAATAACGGCAGCCCAAGCGGCAGATCTTGTAGAAGAAAGCCTTGAAGAGTCGCTGGAAGGTTATTTTAAGGCTGAAAAGTTGCAGAAGAAGTATGGGCTTTCACAGCCAACATCGGAGTCGCAGGAAACGCCGGTTGATGACGCAGTAGGAACTGAACCCGTAAAAAGGGCTCAGAAAAAACCAAAGACACTGACAAATCAACTTGTTTCAGGTGCAAGTGAGAAAGATACTGGTATGCTTTCTCGCGAAGAATCCCTGGAGCGTATCGCCCGCATGATTGAAGCAGGGCAAGCGAGATAAATTATGGCTACTGGAACTCCATTAGGAATCGACACATCCGCAGCGGGGGTTAATAACCTCCTCAAAGAACACTACAAAGCTGAACGCGTCAAAACAATGACGTATGAGCACAACCCACTTTTTGCTCTTATGCCCAAGTATGAAAAGTTTGGTGGTGACGGAATGCCCGTACCACTTGTTGTTACTGGGCCGCAGCGCCGAAGTGCTACTTTTGGCACAGGCCAAGCAAACACATCAACGTCTGTTATGCGTCAATTCTTTTTGACGCGGGTAAAAGACTACTCATTCGCGGCGATTCAACATGAGGCAATTCGTGCTTCTGCTGGCAATGCTGACGCTTTTGTTCGCTATGCAAGCAATGAAATTGATGGCGCTATTCACTCTTTGAAGCGTTCTCTTTCGGTTGCAATGTATCGAAATGGCTCAGGTCAAATCGGCACAGTAACCGCTGAACCGGGAACAGGCGCAACTTTTACACTAAACCCAATTGCGGATGTAGTAAATTTTGAAGTTGGGATGAGTATTGTTTTTGCTGCTAACGGTGCATCGGCTCTTCGCTCTGGTGGCGCACGAACAATTTCGGCTGTTAACCGTGTAACTGGTGTAATTACTGTAAGTGCGGCCCTTGATGCCGACATTCTTTCTTCTGGATCTGGCGATGCTATTTTTCAAGCAGGTGATTATACAGAAGCAGACGATCTTTTAAAGATTTCTGGACTTGAGGCTTGGTGCCCAGAATCAGCCCCAGGAGCAACGTTACACTTTGGTGTTAACCGAACAGCCGACACTACTCGATTGGGTGGAAACCGGTTTGACGGTTCTGCCTTGCCGATTGAGGAAGCTCTTATTGAAGGAGCGTCTCTAATTGGTCGCGAAGGCGGCGCCCCTGACCACATCTTTATGGACTTTGCTAGCTACTCAAACCTTGAAAAAGCTTTAGGGTCTAAGGTTCAGTACGACAAGGTTAAAACTAGCGATGCTAGTGTTGGCTTTGATGCACTGGTTGTAAATGGTCCTCGTGGTCACATGAAGGTTATTCCTGACCATAACTGCCAACCAAACGTTGCATGGATGCTCCAAATGAACACTTGGACTTTAAACAGCCTTGGGCAAGCAGTTAGTATTCTTGACCTAGATGGACAGAATATGCTTCGCGTGACGGATGCGGATGCGTACGAAACACGTATCGGTTTTTACGGAAATGTTAGTTGCAACGCTCCTGGTTACAACTGCCGCGTTAAATTGGCATAATTCAGGCTCACTGAAAGGAGATTGAGTTATGGCGAATAGAGATTTTAAAGATGTGCAAGCGCTTGAGCGCTCTGTTGTGATTATCGGTGGGCGTATTGCGTTTACCGATGGCACAATGACAGGAGTATCTGAAGGCATTGGCTTCACATGCTCTAACATTAGCTCTGGTGTTTTTACAGTCACACTTGATGATAAATACAGCGACCTCTTGTATTGTGCTGCAAATGTTGTTGGGACCGGAGGTCCTGAGCGATACATCGAATGCACGGCGCACGATGTAAACGGTGCAAAAACACTGTCGTTTGTTTGTAATGACCACTCTGACAACGATGTTACTGGTGACAGTGACAACGACCAGGAAATTCAATTTATTGCATTCCTGAAAAACAGCAGCGTGGCATAACATGAAAGCTGACGGACTATCAGTTCTTGTCTTAGAAAAGGCGAAGAAGAAGTTTTCAGAGCCAAAAGGCGATGATGATTCTAAAATCGCAATGAAAGAGGCATCAAAGAAAGTTCATTCGGCTTTCAAGGGTGAAGACTCAGATGAACTCGGCCAAGCACTTGGTGAGTTTTTTGATATTTACTCTAATAAGTCAAAAGATTGAGTTGGGAGGGGGGCTTCGGCCCCCTTCTTTTTAGGGGGAAGCTGTGGCTACATTTACAGAAACAACCTTAAGAACCCGTGCTCGCCGTATGGCGGACATGGAAAACTCTACTTTTGTTAGTAACTTAGAGCTTCGAGATTATTTAAACTCTGGCTACGCCGAGCTCTATGATCTTGTTGTTGAAAAATACGAAGACTACTACCTAAAAACCACCGACTCTATGGACTTAGCGTCTTCAGATGAGCACAATCTTCCCGATGATTTTTACAAGGTATTAGGCGTAGATCTTGATTTTGGCGGGCACACTGCCAGTCTTCGTAATTACAATTTTTCTGAACGAAATATGCACCGGTCGAACTTTTACACAACCGGCCAAATGCATGCACAAACCAAATATCACATCCAGGGAAACAAAATTAAGTTTGTTCCTACTAATGGCTCTGGCACAGCAGTCATGCATTATGTCCCAGTAGCAAAACAGTTAAGCGAAACTGTAACATCGTTTGAGTCAATTATTCCTGGATTTGAAGAGTACATTTGTTTGTCTGCCGCAATTTCTTGCTTAATGAAAGAAGAGTCTGACGTGCAAATGCACATGGCTCGCAAGGAAATGCTCAAGCAGCGAATAGAGAGTGTTGCCGGTAAACGCAACGCCGGAGACTCTTACTCAATAAGTGACGTTTCCTCTGACGGCCTACATCATGCAGGCTTTAATAACTTTTGAGGGTAGCTTATGTCCTCTCGATTATCACCGGCAGTACAATCCCTTAAGACTGGGTTTAACCGCGAACAAAAAGACGTTGGCACCTCTGAGGCTTTGCGGTCTATTCAGGGCGTTGAACTCTTAGAGGGTAAGCTTCTTAAGAACCAGGAAATAAAAAGCAGCACGGTCCTTGTTAAGCATAACCTTGGAAGAGAGTACCGTGGGTTTATTCCGGTTAGGCCGGAAAGCGGGCATGTGCTGCATGTTGACGAAACTTCGTCTTCAAGTAAAACCGAATACATTGCTTTGCGGGTATCTGACGAAGCTGACATTGTTCGCATCTACGGAAAAGCTACAATTGACGGGAGCGGCGTTCCTACGCTTGTTACATCCAATGGGACGAGTGACGGCGTAAAATCAATTGTTAGGTCTGCGGCTGGCACCTACACAATAACCCTGGGTGATGTTTTCTTTGGCGCAGAGACGTATGACTATTTTCGATTTGGTGAAATATCAATTATTAGCACTACTACCGACGACATTCGAGGCCAGGTGGGAGTGGAAACAGTTGCTACGGATGGCGTAATAAAAGTGTTTACTTTGACTGGCTCAACCAAGACCGACCCCGCCTCAACTTCTGTTCTGTTGTTTCATTTTGTGCTAGAAAAAGCAGTAACTGCTAAATCAGATTTGTGGGTGTTTTAATGCCATTAAAAAAACAGGTTGTTACAATGCCTTTTGCTAAAGGTATTAACGAAAAACTTGGTGAGGGTGTTGTTCCCATTGGTGAGCTGACTGAGGCTGAGAACGTTTCGTTTGACAAAGCAGGGCAGTTAATTAAACGAGGCGGGTTCAGACAAGAAGGCAACGGTGTAGCGTTTAGCGATTCTTCTTATGGCGCAGCAGTTTCAGATTCAAACTTTGGGACATCTTTTGGTGACACTCTTTTATTGTCAGGGCAGAAGCGACTTTGGGCTAGAACCTCGGCAGGGTCATCTGAAAGATACTACGACGCTGGTGCGCTTGTTCCTTGTGAGCAAACAAATGAGTTCTTAAATCGAGACGGGGTTTTTAAGCATGGGCCCGCAAAAGTTGGTTACGTTAACTATAGCTCAATTCCTGCGTTTGCTGTTGTCGCTTACACTCAGGTTCTAGCTGACAACCCTGCAAATTACGCAGTAATTGCGGAAGTAAGAGATGCGGTAACTAGCAAACTTCTCCATCGAGAGCAGCTTGATTCTGTTGCCATAACAGCTACTTCCTCTTCAGCTGACGCGCTTTACGACACACCGGATCCTCACGTTTGCGTTCTTGGCTCTAAGGCGTTTGTTTTATATTGGGACGTTGCGGGAAACATTCTTTACTCGGGGATTTCTCTTCCTACCCCTGTTTCAACTGGGGCTACGCTTGCTTTCTCTAGTGCTTCCTCTTTGGGGTTTTCCATATCTAGCTCCAAGCCAATTTGGGACTGCGACGTGGCAACATCGGCAGGCAATGCAACGGTGGCAAGTCATACGTCAGGAAAAAACACTGCGGGGTGCATTGTTGTTGCTGGGCTTGTAGCTAACTCAGGGGGCACTGATGGTGACGTTCGAGTAGGTTATTTTACTAATGCCTTAGCAGCAGCCACGGTTACTCTTGTAGCTGTCGCAGGTAGTACAGGGACAATAACTTACTCGGCAACAGGAACTGGCGGAACAGGAAGCAGTGACGAGGCTGTTCCAAACGCAACTACTACAAGTGCGGTTACTGGGTCGGTAAACATAACTGCCTTAAACGAGTCAACGGCCTCAAACGGCCAGCTTTTAATTACCAGTAATTATCACACGGGTAGCGGAACAAAAATTGAATTTAAACTTCTTGAGCACGATTTAACTGTTGATGCAAATATGGTTGCAGACATTATTGGCGTTGCTATGCGAAGCACTGCTTGGCGTGAATCTGATAGCCTTATTAGAGTTGCTTTAGAATATGCAAAGTACCCAATTGCCGGTGGCTCTAAAGTCTCCTTTAGGCCAAGTGATCATCAGGTGATTTCTTTTGAAATGGACCGAACAGGCAACCAGACAGAACT